GTACCTGGTTGATAGCATTGACGGATGTCCAGGTCGACCAGATGATTCCGGAAGCCCCTGCGCCCGTGAATGCGGTCGTAACTCCGTCGAATACTATCCTAGCTGTAGCGGCGCCCGCCAATCCAGCAACACCGGCTGTGAACACTCAGGCGCCAGTCGCTCCTACAGCTACGGCTCCTACGACGGCTGCGGCTCCTGCGATGTTGACTGCAGAGCAGTACACAGCAGCGGCACCTCCGGAGATTCGAGAGATCCTCGAGAACGGCATCCGGATGTCCAAGGCTCATCGTGACCAGATGATCGCCACCATTAAGGCGAACAAAGCCAATCCGTTTACCGATGCTGAACTTAATGTCAAGAGTGCAGCAGAACTCGACAAGCTGGTCAAGATCAGTCAGACCACCGTGGTGACGAACTACGATGCACGACCAGCGCCGAACGGCGTAGCGCCTTCTACTCAGGAGCGTTACGCCGCACCAATGCCGTCTCTCGTCGTCAAGAAGCCGGCACCTCAGTCCAACGCCGCCTAAGGAGGAACCTCAATGCCTAAGACTATCATCTTGAAAGGCAATGGTATCCAGAAGGAAGGTAAGGCCGGTGGGACGATCACTCCAGGTCATCTCGTCGATCGAACTTCAACTGATACCGTTGTCGTCCACGCCGTTGCTGCCAAAACCGCCTCGGCAATGTTTGCCAAGGAGAATGAGGTCATCGGTAGGGACATCGATACCGTCTATACCATCAACGAGAACGTCATCTTCGAGGCGTGCCATTCAGGCATGGAGGTGTACGCCCTCGTGGCGGCTGCAGCTGCAGCGATCGTGATCGGCGACGATCTCGAGTCTGCAGGTGATGGAACGCTTCGGAAGGTCGTAACTGATGCAGCAACTGATGACACTCAGCGACACAGTTTGGTCGCCAGAGCTATTCAGGCCGTCGACAATTCAGCCGGTGGTGTTCCTGCCCGCATCAAAGTGGAGGTGCTGTAACATGCCCGAACCAATCATTCAAACCTCCTCTGCTCAGGCTCAAGTCGACTATCTGATGGCGACTCCTAATGGCGACCGTATGCTTATCGGTAATAATTCTAGCAGTTCAGTTATGCGGCGCCTTCTACATTCCGGTTTCGACGTCAACTCTCTACGAACCTTGGACGTCCTGTCTAAGGATGAGTGGAAGATCTTCGACGATGTCATCATTGACGTCGCCCGTCAGCGTTTGACAGGCGTTCAAGATCTGATGGCAGCCGGCCTATCGTACGACATCCCGAACGGGCTCGGTACCACCCAAGTCGAGTGGGAACTCGGCTCGGATATGGATCCGGCGCACGTCTCGATGGATGGTACCACGATGGGACAACGCGATCGCTACACCTACACCCTGAAGTCCTTGCCCTTGCCGATCGTGCATAAGGAATTCGCGGTGAACATTCGCGCCTTGGAAGCTTCGCGCAAGCGCGGTCTACCTCTCGATACTACTCAGGCGCAACTGTGCTCGAAGATCGTGTCCGAGAAGCTCGAGGACATGGTGTTCAACGGCCACGCTATCACGGTCGCCGGCACCACGATCGAGGGCTATCTCAATGCGACCAATCGCAACACTGGCTCTATCGTCGATTGGGCTCTAGTCGGCACTACTGGTGAAGTCATCATTGCCAGTGTGTTGGCAATGATCACGGCTGCTATGGCCGATAAGATGTACGGCCCGTACGTGCTGTACGTCCCTATCGACTACTACATCAAGCTCGGCAACGACTTCAAAACGAACTCAGACAAAACCATCTTGCAGCGTATTCTCGAGATCCCTGGTATTTCCGCCGTTAAGTTCTCGCAGAATCTGCCTGGTGGCGGTACCGGAAAAGTCGTCCTGGTCCAAATGACTCGAGATGTCGTTGACATCGTGAACGGTCTTCCAGTCACAACCGTTCAGTGGGAAGAGAATGGCGGCTTCACACAGATGTTCAAAGTGATGGCAATTATGGTGCCGCGCGTCAAATATACAGCGGCTCTACAGTCAGGCATCACCGTCTTTAGTGTGTAACCATAACGACGGCAGTGGTCGTCTAGTAATCTGGCCGTTCTAGGCGACCACAGGCTGTGGAGGAATTAACATGGCAAAAATGGTAAAGTGCTTGCTCAAGAAGGGCTTTAAGTACATGGAGAGTGACGTTGTCAATAATATCAATAAGCGTCACGTCGGTCCGTGTGAAGTCACAGTAACCCAGACCACCTACGACGGCAATCCCGACGTCTTTGAGCCTCTTGTAAAGGCTGGACCTGTCCCAGTTGTTGATCTATCTGACGTCCAAGAGGACAGTAAAGGAGGTGACGGTGCCTAAGAAGAAGCCGAAGCCAATGAAACAACCCCGTCCAGGTTATTGAGGAGTAGGAGTCGACTATGCCTCAGGTGACAGAAGCGGAAGTCAAGAAGCTGATCGAGACGTCATTAGATGTGACGCCCTTCATTTTGACTGCCAGTCTGATCGTCACCGAGGATTTAGCCGACTCCGGCCTCTCCATTGATCGTAAGAAGCAGATCGAACTATATCTAGCAGCACATTATACTGCGCTGACAGAAGAGAGAGGCGGTCTCAAAGTAAGCAAGACGGGCGATTCCTTGGAGTCATATCAAGGCAAATTTGGTTCAGGTCTTAATATGACACGGTTTGGCCAACAGGCTGTCTCATTAGATTCCTCCGGTATCTTAGCTAATATGGCGGAGTCTAATAAGAAAGCCTTGTTCCGGGTAGTGTAATGTCTCTTGTTACACGGAACCTGAAGCAGGTAGTCACGTACTGGCCTACGACGCCGAATGGCTTTGGAGGCTATAATTATGGAAGCCCACAAGCCTTGAAGGGGCGTTGGGAAGATAAGGCGATTCTGTTCAGGAATCTAGCAGGCGAAGAGGTTACGAGTGAAGCCGTGATCTACTTGAATGAGACTGTTGTAGAAGGCGGCTACTTATTCAAGGGAGAATCAGAGGTTTTGGATCCTACTACGGTGGATGCGAGGCAGATTCGTCGTTATCATGAAACACCCAGTCTTCGAGGGACTGTTGAAGTAGAGAGGAAGGCTATACTGTAATGGCTGTTCAGGTCAGGGCAGGTTTTGGAAGCACGCGCCGAACTAAAGCATCTATGGTTGAGGTTATGCGCAACTTCAGGAAGCTTGTTAAGAACCTTGAAGGTGCTGTTCCTGAAGCCTTATTGTTTGCTGCAAAACCTATTTTCGATAAGTCCCAAATCTATGTACCCATAGACACAGGACATTTAATGGAGTCCGGATATATAGAAGTGTCTGGAAATCGTAAGAGTGCGATCCTTGAGATCGGCTATGGCCGGAACGGCGATCCGCCCTATGCTCCTATTGTCCATGAGAACCAAGACGTCCATCATGCTCCTCCGACTCGCTCCAAGTTCCTTGAGGCAGCGATCGACGAGCATCTGGATGACATTCTACCTCGAGCGGCTGTCCGTCTAGGAGAGGCCTTCAGTGTCTAGTATCGTCATAGGCGCTAAAGATCTTCTGGTCGAAAAAGGGATAGGAACTTTCAATGTTCCGGGTAGCACGATATTTATCAGCAAGATGCCGGCAGAGCCTGACGCTTGTATTGTCGTGTTTCCTTCAGGCGGCGGTTCACCTGATCCAAAATGGCGTCTCGATTATCCTGGACTTCAGGTACGAGTACGTGGTCCAAAGAATGACTATGTTACCGGTGAGACGAAGACTAAGGCGGTCAGAGCTGCTTTGCTCGGCATCTTTAGCCGCTATGTCAACGGAGACCGGTGGGTTAGTATTACCATGCCAGGCGACTGGAGCTTTCTGGGATGGGACGACAATAGTCGTCCGGAGTTTTCACTAAACTTCAGGCTTATTATCGAGCCCGAAGAAATCGACAATAGAGAGCCGCTAGCCTTTTAGAGAGGCTGTCCAGTAGGAGGAGAGAGTGAGATGGCTGCAAAGAAGATTGATGTCTCAATCGATAACGGCGTGACTTGGTTCACCCTTCCTGGTGGCTCTGGAGAGCTGACACAGGAAGCTGGGCAACTACCTGATACTGTCTTCGGACAAACTTATGAGTCCAACGAGTCAGGACTTATTAATTGGGGAATAAGTGCGGATGCCGTTTATAAAGGGTTTGCCGGGTATGTAGCAGACATAAAGAAGCCTGGAACGTCAACGATCTTCACAACTGAAGCCCATACATTGGTATCCGGTAAGCGCTACCGGATCAATGATGTGACCAAGCGTATTTGGGATAGAACAGCTATCACAAACGTCTTTGATGGTGGCGTCGACAAGAATGCTGAAGTCTTGGCGATCAACTATCTATTCGGTGAAGTTGTCTTTAAGACCACTTATACCGTCACCGGGGCTGTCACCGTCACAGGTAAGTACTTCCCGACGACCGTTCTCGGTAAAGCGCAAGGGTATACGCTAACCCAAACGGCCAACCCGATCAATGACACTGTATTCGAGACGGCCCAAGCAAACGGCGGCTACTTGACACACAGTCCAGGCCTTCGAACGGTTAGCCTCGATCTTGACGGTGTTTATGCTCTAACATCCGGTATGGCGGCGTTACTCGCAGCTAGGACGGAACTCATCATCGAGATCGACCCAACTGGTACGGGCAAGTCGATAGCGAAAGGGTTCTTCAAGCTGGTTACGGACAACCAGAGCGGGGATGTAGGAGCTTTGGAGGAAGAAGCTCTTAGCTTCGTGCTGAGCGTTCCCGATCCTGCGACTAATGTCGAGATGCCGTTTGGTTGGTTCCACGACCCAACAACCACGTTGTCGACAGCCGTCAAGAACAGTCTTGATAGTTGGGTCGCTGAAACAAAGGTCGACGTCCGCTACATGCCTGATGGAGTTACAGGCAATAAGGGCGACGCCGTCGTCACCGAGATAACACTATCTGCGAGTCTGGACGAAGTGAATCGGTTCGCCGTGAGCTTCCAAGGAGATGGCGCCTTAACAGCCTTCTAATGGTCAATAGCTATAGAAAGGTTGACAAGTCGATTGGGTAATTGCTGCAACGATAACAATAACCTGACAGGAGACGACAATGAATGATGTTAGCGAAAAGACAGAGACTGCAGTCCCGATGAATCGCGACGCTATTCGAGCAGCTATCTTCAGTTCTGAATCCAAGAAGCCGAAGTCAAAGACCATTCCGTTTTTTGGCACTCTGATCGAGATTCGCCAGCCGACCCTCGGTCAGATCTTAGATATCAAGGCCAGCGACGACCCGAAGCGGGCTACAATTGAGACGATCGTCAAGTACTCCTATGTTCCAGGAACAGATCAGTTGGTGTTTGACAATGGTGACATCGATCAGATTGCTACTCTCCCTTTCAGTGAGGATATTCAAGCACTGAATAATGCCATCTTGGAACTGACAAACATCAACCTAGCGGAGAAAGAAGCAAAAAACGTATAAAGAGGGAGCCGCTCCTAAAGAACGCCTTGGTTATAGGTGAGAATCTAGGGAAGACGTTAGGTGAAGTATTTGCCATGGATCCTGACGAGTTTGCGTTGTGGACGGCCTTCTTTAGAGAAAGCAAGAAGTCGTCCTCTAATGATCAAGGCCCTAGAGCCAAAGGAGCGCCTCCCTATCGACAGCCTGGCCGTAAAAGGCGATAGTTGTCGAAGCCGTTGAACCGGATGTAGGAGAGGCGGATGCCTGTAGGTGGAAGAACGGTAAACTTAGGCAACGTTATCTTTGGCCTTGGGGTTAATACTCAAGGGCTACAGAGAGCTGCTACTGATCTACAGGCATTTAGTCGGGCTACAGATAGAGTGGCCCGTGCTGGAACTACGGCGTCTACAGCTCTTGCTAATTCTATGGCAAGAATGGAACGTCAAGCTGCCTCAGCTTTACAGAGCGTCTTGAACTTAGATGCTCGAATTCGTAGGGCTGGAGCTCCTCCACAGTTACTAGCAGCGAACACTAGAGAGTTCCAACGCCTCTCTGCTGTATTGACTTCAGGTACTGCGACCCAGATAGAAATGGGTCGTGCAATAGACGCCCTTAAAGCCCGTCTAGGCAATTCCAGTAGAGCTCTTGCAGCCTTCACGGCTAGTGCAGCCGGAGCAGCAGCTGGAGGCGGTCGATTCTCAAGCATTTTGAGAGATCTTGAGTCTGCTAGCGTCTTAGCTGTCGGACCTCTAAGCGGTTTAGGATCGAGAATTCGGGCTCTGTCGGCTATTTTTGGTAGATCAACAATAGAGCTAGCCCTTTGGGTCGGCGGCATAACAGCGGCAGTCGTTGCAGTTAGTAAGATTGCTGCATCAACCGTTCGAGCTCAGAAAGACTTTCAAGCTATTCAAGCGACGATGACAATCGCTTCAGGGGCTGTATCTATAGCGAATAGAGAGTTCAATAGGATAGCCGAGATCTCCCGTCGTTTAGGTATTGACCTGAAAACAGCTGCTACTGGCTTCGCACAACTATCTGCTTCTACCAAAGGCACAAAGCTAGAAGGCCAGGCGACTGTACGCCTATTCGAGGATTTAGCAATTGCCTCAGCTGCCTTAAAACTACCCGCACAAGGCACAGAGAGATTGATTAAGGCCGTACAACAGTCAATGTCTAAAATGATTGTGCAAGCAGAAGAGTTAAGAGGGCAGTTAGGCGATGTATTACCTGGAGCCTTCGGTTTAGCCGCAAAGGCAATGAGTGTCACTACAGTACAGCTGAATAAGATGCTTCGTGATGGTAAAGTATTATCTGAAGACTTCTTCCCGAAGTTCGGGCAAGTAATCAGAGAGGAGCTTGGTGGAGCTGCTAAGTTAGCTGCTGGCAGTTTACAAGCAGCTTTGAACAATCTGTCGACATCATCATTTCAATTTAGCCTCGCACTAGATGAAGCCTTAGGCATCACCGATACCTTCAAAGCCGGTATTATCGGACTGACTAAGACCTTGGACTTCTTGCGGACTAATATGGTCCAGTTGATAGGGGTTATTGGAGCTGTTAGTGGAGCTATGTTAGGCTTCTTCGCTCCGCAGGTCTTCACCGGATTCTTAGCTATTATAGGTTATGTACGAACATTGACCATGGCTATCTGGGCAATGAATGCTGCATTATTGGCAAATCCTTTTGGAGCCGTAGCAGGTTTACTAGTTAGGCTGGGTGCAGCAGCTATAGGGGCTACCGTGGGTTATCTTGCCTTAAGTAATGCAGCAGATTCTATAGGTGCTACATTTGAGGCCTCGACTACGGACCTGAAGAATTTCATTGCACAACAATGGCAATCCGTCACTGCAACAAAAGCTCAGATTAAGTCATATGTAGATCTGGCTGAAGCAGAAATGGTGCCAATAACTCGTGCTTTAGACTTGAACAAAAAAGCACAAGAAGATCTTGCTAAGGGGTTAGGAGGTAAACCTCCAGGTATTGCTCAAGCGAGAGATCTGCAGGATTTACAGACGCAAGCTACCGACCTTAATGGTAAACTTAAAATCCTACAGGATAATTGGCAAGTCTTGTGGGACATTTCTGGTAGGGCACCAGATAATATAGGTAGTACTTTAGCTGATGTAGGTGATAAAGCACAAGGCGCTGCTAACAAGATTCGGGAGATGAACAACGAGATTATGGGCAATATAAGAGCCCTGACGATGGGAGCCTTAGGAGGCCAGGAAGACTTTCAAGCAGTTCTAGACCAGTTTGAAGCTATGAACACGATAGTCGGCCTATCAGCCCTAGAGCTAAGTAATCTTCAGAAGGCAATGGTTGAAACTGGCAACTCGACTGGTAATTTAGTTGCGGATATTGCCAAAATGATTCAGCACCTTCGTACATCAAACGAAGGTGTGGATAAGATGAAAAATAGCTTCGAGCAATCTCCTGCAGCTATTAAGGAAGCCCAACAAGAACTCGAGACTATTCGGGCTACCATTATAGCAATGAATGCTGGACCTGATGCATTCAAGAAGTTCGAGAATGCCCAAGAAGTTGCTGACAAGATCAAGAAGATCCGTGAAGAGCTAGTAAAAGCTGGAGTTGATGCGGGCTCGATGGAAAAGCTTGCAGCTATGTACCAATCACTACTACCAGCCCTCCAAGAGGCTACCGATCAACTTGATAGACAGAAGAAGCTCGCTGAAGACTTAGGCAACGCTATTTCGTCTTCTTTTGCGGATGTGGGTAGAACCATTACGGAGGCCTTCGTAAAGGGTGAAGCAGGAGCAATTAAGTGGAAGAATGTAGTGCTTGCAGTCCTACAGGATATTGCATCTAAGTTGATCCAGATCTCTTTGATTCAACCTATTGCAGAAGGCTTAGGTGCTATCTTGGGGATCGGCATTAGTGCCGTAACAGCGGGTATTGGAGGTGCTGGAACTATTTCAGGGGGCAGTGGAGTCAATGTCCTTCAAGGGAAGGGTGGAGCCTGGCGTAATGGTATGCAAATGTTCCGTAAAGGTGGAATCGTCGGAGGACCGACTATCTTCCCGTTGGCTAGGGGCGGACTAGGGATGATGGGAGAAGCCGGCGAAGAAGGTATCTTACCTCTACGACGAGGTCGTGGCGGCCGTCTTGGTGTTGAGGCATCCGGTGGTGGTGGACCTCGATTTACTATCTTTGCTGACATGCGTGGGGCTAGTATGGAAGCAGTTAATGCATTAACTGCTTGGGTATCACGCATTGATGGTGATCTAGAACAGAGGTCAATTGCAGCTGTATTCTCGTCCCAAAGGGCAGGCGGCAGAGCTGCGGCAGCTTTCGGGCAGGGCGTATAAGGACGATATAAAATGGCAATTGCATTCCCCCTGACGACGTTGGGACTTCCTAAGGGGTTTAACAATTGGCGCTGGATTAACGGACACGCTCAAGGTAGTGTCCCGTTGGCTTATGACTTCAAGGACTACATTTATGACTTCGGTGGTCGTATATGGGCC